GAGCGTTTAAAAACGTTTTTAAGTTTGATTTGATCTGATCAAAATCAAGTTCTGCTATTCTTAAATTTGACATTATCTTACTCTTGTTATTAGTGTTGTTAAAGTAATAGGTCTATCAGAGTTATTCAGTCTAAAAATAATGTCACACACAACTTCATTATCGTCTGCTCTTTCACGTAATTTAACTTCTAACACCGTTACTCTTGGTTCAAATTTTTTAATTGTATCAAAAATGCTTTTCTTCATAACCTGAACAGTTACAGGATTGAAGTTCTCAAATAAAAGACCATGTATTTGACAGCCAATCTCAGGATGGAAGGGACGCTCGTAGTGTCTCGTAGAGATTAAACTCCTAAGAGATTGCTTAACAGCTTCTTCATCGTTCTTTCTTGCGACATCACCCGTTACGGGGTGAGAGGTAAAAAGAAGATTAAAATCTGAATATTGTCTGGTATTTCTGGTGGCCATGTTTATATTTATGGTGGCGTTAGCTGGCAAATACTGTAGTTGAGCCCTGAGTTATCACATTATTCCCCATGGTATCTCCAATTCGTCCTACACCCTTACCGTCTACAAAAACTTGACTTGATCCAGAATCCAGACTTGAATCATCATTAGAACACCCGGATTTTGGGTGCGGGGTAACTTTATTACCTTGAACTGTAATTAAGATACCGTTAGCATATACATTTTTGGAATTAGCTTCACCAACACTCGTCTGTAAAGGCATACGACATTTGTAACCAGATCCATCTGGAGATAGTACAGAATCGCCTAGTCTAGATACAGCCGGCATTTATGGTCCCCTTGGTACTAATGTACCTATATTGGTAACAGCTGTTTGATAATTCCAAACAACCCATTGTCCTATATTGGCCTGTAACGTTACATTTCCTGTTTCCCCAGGCCCAGTAACACTGAACGTATATGCATTATTCTGGGTTACTGGGGTCGGCATTTCATATCGAACTAATGCTTTAAAATCTTCAGTAGTAGTAGGTGGTAAAGCTTGTACTGTACCATCATCAAATACAAACTCATAATACTCACCATCAAAGGTACCTGAAAAAGTACCAGAAAGCCTAACTACATTACCTATAGAACTAACATTTATTCCTTTGGCAGCAAAATCATATAAAGCAGTTACCGATGTTGCGGGCGCGACTACAACACCGTCAGGCAATATTGGATATACAATATTAAACCCTATATCTATTGATATAGTTTGACCGCCGTATATCGTTGGTATATATCGATTTGGTGCAGGTGATTCCCCGTCATTAGTTAATTCGGTTGCAGGATCAGGGCTAATGGAAACAAAACCAATAGCATTTGAAGTATTTATTGTTACGAATTCATTCGCCATTATGCCAACTGAGTTAAGCCTTGAGAATGGACAGCTTGATTAAAGAACGTTAAAAGTTGGCCTCTATTATTTGCAGCAAACCCTACGTGTATCCATGGAAGGCCTGACCCCGTAGACTTATACTCCAATAGTAGCTGATCATACTTAAGTACTTTTGCAAGCTTTAAAGCTATATTATAGTATTCTTTTTTATCGATGCCGGGAAATTGAATATCAACCCCTTGCCCCTTAGGATGAGGGGATGTTACAGCATTAGATTTATTACCTGCAGATCTAAATGCTGATGTAACTATCATATTAGGATATAGCTTTTTAACAGGTTCTAAAACGTTTAGTGCAACAGCTTGAAGATTAAACACAATTTCCCCGTAGGTTAATCCCAATTGAGCTTGTATTGGGTCTCGAGTTACTGCAGCTTTACTCGATAACATCTCAACTGTAAAGTTAGGAGATAAATTATAATTGCCTGGTAACTGAGTAACAGATTTTAATTTTTCATCTGGTTTAATAAATAGTTGCTGCTCAGAGGGCACGGATTTGCTTTCTGTACCAATTGGTTTTTCATCTAAAATTTCAGCAGTTGCAAAACCTTCTTTTATAAGTCTATTTTTATGCTCTAATTTTTCAGTTGGTGTATGTGTATCTACTTCTATTTCAATCGAAGACGTATCTGCAGGAGTAAGAACTGCAGGGTCAATTTTATCATTATCTGATATATCTTTACGGCCAGTCATAATACCAATGTTAGAAATACCCGCAATAGTAGCAGGTTTACTGATTACAGAGGCTGCAGCCTCTCCTGCAGCTACAGAGTTGCCAGAATTAAGGTGTACAGCGCTACCGTCTGCTGCAAATTGACCAGCTGCTTTATTACTAATAACCCCTCCTGCCTGTTGTTTTATATCTGTTGTAGCTTTTGTATTAATACTAGCAAGTGATTGTGTATTAATATCTTGTTTTGCTTTAAGGTTAATTTTACTTTCGGATTCAACAAAAACACCTTTACCGCCTTCGTTAGTCTTGATGTAAACATTACCAGATTGATTATAGATACTTGAGGTATTTTGATACAAGTCTACAGCACTTACAAATATATTGGCATTTGAAAGCATATTAATATCTACCGTCGCATGCAGGTTCAATGCAACGTTAGAACTTAAATTCATTAAATTATATGCTTGTATGTTAACATTGCTACTTGTAATATTAACTTCTTCGGTTGCAGAAAGGTTTAATGTACCCCCAGCCATGGCAGTAATATCGTTATGACATTTAAGGTTTACATCACCTTCGACCTCGATATTTGCATCATTACCAACAAAGATATTACAAGCTCCATTAACAGAAATGTCTGCCCGACCTGCAATAGATATTTTTCCATTTCGGTCAATAATTTCATAAGAAGAACCCTTTGTTCTTTTTACCATGGATCCGTTTGAATCAATTTCCACATAAGTACCAGACCTATGGTATATATGAATTCGCTCGGAACCCGGGGTATCATCTATCTCAATAATATGACCTGATTCAGTTTGAGTTACTTTGTTATATGGGTATGCACCATTAAAAGCTGACTCTGGTTCATCCCAGGCTTCTCCACCCGGAAGCTTTGCTCCCTTCATACGGTTAGTATTCTTTTCTTGAACCACCGTACCCCTAGAGTCTCCCTGAGCAAGTTTATTAGTTTCAGAAATCCCGGCATATTCTTTTGTAGGGTAATTTGCATTAGGGTCTGTAAATCCCTTATCCAATACTGCTAGCTTCTCGGAATTTGATGTTGAATTTATATCAAAGCTTTTAGCTTCTGCTAATGCTGTATTAGCAATAGAGGTATCAAATATTTCATCTGTCTTACTTAAGGCCTCTTCTGGAGATAATGTTTTGTATAATGACTCAATACTATTAGAAGTTATTTTAGGTACTTGACCTTTACCAAAAATAGAATCTGCAAAGCTGCTAACAGCAGTAGATAGTGTCTTACCAACAGTAGGAGTGATACCTTGTATAAGGCTGGCAGCTAATGAATCAAAGTTAATAATACCTAACTTATCTGTAGGTAAAGCAAGTCTTAATTGAGACTGTAGTTTAGAAACTATTTTATCTGTAGTCTGTAAAAGTAATTGTTGTTGAATAATTCCATCTATATTATTCGATATCTGGGTAGGTCCGTTATTTGCATTAACAATATTGACAGGATTATAGGGGCCAATAATATTTTTAGGTATATCAGTTAGTTCTTTATTTGATGTTTGTGATACCTGTTTTACAATATCTACTGCTCCAACTTCAGCCACTCTAGAAATTATAGCTCTTAAGACGGGGCTAGGGATATTAAGGTTAAGAGCAATGATCTTGTTAAAGATACTGTTCTCAAGAACACCTTGAATTTGTTTTGTAATTAGTGGATCCATTATTTAATTAAACTCAGTAAGGCTTGTTTTTCGGATTGATAACGAGATTTAACACCAGCTTTAATATCAGCTGAACTTGATTTAAACAGCGTTGCTACGTTGTTAATTTTCCACTCACTAACTAATGTAACAATATCCTTATCAGTAAGTATGCTCTTACCGCTTAATGATTCAGTAAATGCACTAATATTGGCAGGGCCAAATTGTACTGCTCCTGACCAAACTAGATCTTGTACAGCTGGGCCGTACTTTGTCATATCCAAACCTTGACGTTGTAGGTTAGATATGGCAACATTATAATACTTTTTCTGGATATAATCGTGTTGTTCTTTTTTAAATTCTGCTTTGAAAGTATTTGCAATCTCAGTCCATTTAGCATCGAAAGCGGCGGTTGCGGGCTCTAACCCAGTAAATTTATCTTTAAACTTCGAGGTATTTAAAAACTGAATTACGGGTGAATTTTTAGCTGAAGATCTTGCTCTACCATTTGTCATAGTAGCAGGCAGGAAAGAAGCTAACTGATATGTACCGTATGATGCGCCACCAAGATCACCTCCTGCAGCACCATTATAGGCATTAATTGTACCAGGTCCCTTACCCCCAGATTCGTACTTTTCAGATGTCTGACCTATCTCCCAGCCTGCTACTGATGGTGTTCCTACACGAACTGGCTCCCCTTGCCCGTCTACAACCGGGTTACCAGAACTATCTCTAAGGATACCATCGTTAGGATTGGTAACTTCTGGTTTATCTTCTTGTACAGAGAATGCTTTCTTCGCTGCTTTAGTAGCAATAGTACCGAAGATAGCGGGTTGTTGCATGTCTTCACCATCAAGAAAGAACCCAATGACCCAGGTGCCCTCAACAGGACCTAATGGTGATGTACCAATACCTGAAATTGCAGCCGAGGTAATTGGCTGAATAGGAGTCGCCCAAGGAAGGTCTTTAGTTGGTAATATTAACTTACTATCGGTATGATAACCATAAATGCGGACTCTACATCTACCCATTTTTTCTGGATCCATACGGTCTTCTACGACACCTATCCACCAGTTAAACCCATCTTTGTTAAAAATTCTTTGCATATTAAGCCCTGTTATCACTCTCTTTATCAACGTATAAAGAATCTTTTATTACTTCCATTATCATAGTATGTTCAAACTTATTCACCTTATGGTGTATAGCTGTGATTAAATAGAATCCTGAATATAGTTTATCTTGTGCTGAAGAGCCAGTATCACTTTCATCTTTTGCGCCCATCGAGGGGTATTCAAAGTAAATAATTCTTCCTACCTCTGCATCTGTCCTACCCGGTATAGTCATGTTCATCTTAATATTAGTTAATTCTAACAATGAGGATAGTCTGTTGCCGTGAATTTCTCCCATCTTTTCACTGATGTTATCTTTATAATCGTTAAACAGTTTTGGATTTTTGGGATAAAAACTTATATTGGTTGCAAAGTTCTTAAAGGTATCTTTATTGAATATTGGTTTTGCCTCCGCACCCTTACCTGAAGTATGATATTGCTTCTCGTAACTCTCTGTATGGTCGTAATCTATTAATTCATACTCTTTGTTAAACACATCCAGATATATTAATCTACTACCAAGATACCCACTGGTATAGTTTTTAATATAATCAGTTGTTTCTATCATTTCAACATCTTTTGCAAGAAACATTTCTCTATTAACGTTTTGTGAACTTTGGTTCTCGCGTACGTTTGATGCAGATATTAAATATCTACCTAGGTAGTTTTTACTCTCATGAGCGTCTCTAAATAAGTTTTCTAAAGTACCAAA